ATCGGTCGATTTTCTCTTCCAATTCACGAATCGTATTTTCTGCTGCATTAAATCTGATGATTGAGTTTTCCAAGCGCAAACCTAAATCATCTACCATTTTGCGGTAGTAATCCAACAGTTTTTCAGCGTTTTCAATTTGATTCGTCTCAACTTCCGCAGATGCTTTTTTCCTTCCGAAAAACCAGCCGACAAAGCCAGTGATTAATTCAGCTATCAAAGAGCTGATGTGCGGTTCTAATAGTTCTTTCATTACTCAATGCTAATTATTGTTACATTTCCATTGGGAGCTGTAGCGGTTATGGTCATATTTTTTATTTCGAAAATCACTGCTTGCGCTATTGCTTTAGCAAATTTGGTTTTAGATTCTTCCGGGCTGTTATCTTCCAATCCACATTCGTCCATAACCTCGATGATTTTATTTTCTAATCTTTCTTCTGATGTTGGCATTTAAACAAGTTTTAATCAGTTTTTAAAAAGTCTTTAAAGCGGTTTTCAATTGCTAAAAATTGAGGTTTATTAACTAACAAAATTGTACTTCCTGTGTTCGTAGTAAACTTCATTTTTTGAATTTCCTGAAGCAAATCACTCATCAGATTCGCAAGTGATTCATTTTCCTTTTTAAGTAGAAATCCATCGTTGATATTCAATTGACATCTATCAGCATTTATATCAATTTCTTCAATCTCATCAACCATTATTAGAAATGAAGCGGTGTCTCTATTTTCAATGATTCCAATTAAACAATCACTCCCTATTTTCGGTTTTAGATCAACCGAACCAAGACCAAGCAATACATCATAATATTCAAGCTCATCATCAATCCCTATAGCAGTCATTGTTCTATCTTCCCAATCAACTTCAGAAACTGTAACCCAAACTGTTTGAATTGGAATATTTCCTTTAATCAGTTCGTTTATTGTCTGCTTTAACTTATCTAAACTCATCTTATGAATGCTGGTCCGAGTTCCGGAACTTGACGAAACCCATCAATGTTAAAAGTTTTTTTTATGCTGTCTATATAATAGATTCCCGAACGTTCTTCATACAATGACGATGTTAATTTTACCTTTTGTCCGTGTTGTAAAAAAGGAAATCCAAATGTTGTAAAACTACCGTCCCAACCTTCTTTTTTATGCAAGTCATACAGACGTCTTACTTTCGCTTGCAAATCCTTTATGTTGTCTACATTAAAAGATGTATTCATTGTCGTTACTGGGTTTTCATCTCCAAATTCGACTTTTAATTTCTTTCTAGTCTTAGCAATACCTCGTCGAGATTCGGCTATTATTTTTATTGTTCTTTCTTCTTTGCTGAGATAGTTTAGGTCATTGCTCACACAGTCTCTTTCAAGATCAAATACTGGGATATCGTCTGTAATATCAGAATAAGGCTTGGCTATTGTGAGTTTTCCATTTCGTATGAAAGCATAAATACTCAATTCATCTTGAAATTTTCTTAAAACCTCTCCCAATGTTGTTTTTCTGAAAACCACTGATCCCAGATTTTCGTCCAATTCTATATCAATAGGATAGTCATTTACAAACTTTTTAATAAAATCCTTCAGCTTCACATCTTTAGCTGAAAAATTCACTGGAATTTGTTTCAGTTTCCACATCTCATCTTCGAGTGTGATTCTAATTGGGTATTCCGCAGAAACTTTTGTAATATATCCTGAAAACTCAAGCTTTAAATCTTCATCCATTCCGTAGCATAGATAGATTTCCACTTTGTCGCCACGCCGGAAAACATCTTTTACTTTTTTACTATCAAAGTCCTTCACATTTCTTGGAAGAACTAATTCTGCTGTATCACAAATCGTTTTCCAAGAACTTTCAATTGATACTTCAGATATTCGTCTTATAGAAAATTCAATGCGTCTTTCATTGGCTGGAAAAACGACTTTAGCGTTCATTATCCAATCCATCTTATTGCTTATTTAAAAACATTTCTACAGGCTCATTGCTCACGGCACTCAGTTCTATTGGAATTACATCTGGCGACCCGGTTACTGATTTTATGTCGATGTTCTCAATCACAATATTGTAAATCTCTTTTTTTGAGAAAATAGAACCAAATACATTGATGCCGCCAGCAATCTCAAACCAATCCTGCAACATATCTGCATACTCACGAGCTTTGTATTTATTATCATTAATGCACAGCATTCTGATTCTGATATTCCAATCATCGAAGCCAAAAACTTCTTTTACTGTTCCGTTTGCCCCTAATACGTTTGTTTTAATGACGTTTTTTGCTCTGTTAAAATCTACCATCGTCGTTGCCGGAAGCCACAGATCATCATAGCGTTTCATCTTTGGTTTTCCATACCAGTCGTAAATTGGATAGTCACCACCCCGGAACTGAACAGGAAAAATAATAGGAGTACCATAAACGCTTTTTAAAACCTGATCCTCGTTTATAAAATCATCTTTAACAGACGGATTAAACCCTTCTATTTTTACTTTTTCCGGCGTTCCTATTGGCACTGTAATATAAACCGGGGCAACACCAAAAGCGGTTCTAAATAACTTTCCTAAAACAGCCCTGTTATCAATTCCAAATAAATTACTGTCCACGGTTTACAATTGTTTCTATTTTAGTTTTCAGCGTTTTGAAGTCTTTATTGTCCATTCCCAGGTGTAAAGAAACTTCACGCTCTATTTCAGCTTTATTTGTTTTTGCTTTAATGAACCGAAATAAGTTCGGTCCCAAAAGTGGAAATTCTTTCCATTCTCCCTGTGTTGATTGAAGAATCAATCCCACTTCCTGCATTTCGCTTTCTCCGATGTCAAAATCTCCGTTGAGAATCTTAATATCGTTAGAATCAGTTAATAGAATGTCTTTCATAATTAATCTATTGCTACCATCCCGTCTCTTAGCCTATCATTAATTGCACCGGCTATTTTATTAGCCATATCTCCAGCTTGTTGTTTAGCTGCTGAGAAATAGTTGTTAATTGTGACATTTTGATTTATGGTTTTATTTCCTCCTTTTTCGCCGTTCATACTCAAACCGGATTCTTTAGCAGAACTGCTGGATTTTTCTTTTTTTGCTTTAGGGGTTGGATTGATAAAACTGTCCACAGAAACTGATGTTTCTCCTTTTTCTTTAAATTCTCGTTCTTTTCTATGCTGTTTTTTTACAGAAGGCCAAACCCACTTACCATCATAATCTTGAACCAATAGACCTTTTCTTTTATAAATTTCTAATTTTTGGTCTCTTGTAAGATTTGGTTTTTCCCCATCAGTAGTCAGGTTTTGAGAATCTCGCAACGTTTTTATTTTCCCTGCCCAGTTTGTTCCTGTAACCTTATCTACTACTTCTAATATTTGCTGAAAAGGTTTTAAAATAACATCTAATAAAACAATTCCTAATCTTTTTAAACCACCAATAATTCCTTCTGTCTGAAATGCATTTTTGATACTTTTCCAATGGTCATATATAGATTTAAAAGCATTTACAACCATTCCTACAGGACCTAAAAATAAAAGCAATGCCGCTCCCCATTTATCATAATACTTAATAGCAACTGCTATTACTGCAACCAAAGCTGTAATAGAAACAATTACAATTCCTATAGGATTAGCAGTCATAGCTGCATTCCAAGCCCATTGAGCTACGGTAACTATGCCAGTCCATACACTTACCAGCTTTTGAGCTACAGCCGTTCCTTTGAACCAAACGGCAGCTGATTTAAGAACAGGTGACAAGCCGGAATATGCCGTAAACATATCAGCAGTTATTTGTGCACCTTGAGCCATCGTTCCAAACCCGGCACTAAGAACCGATGTGAAATCAAATGTTCCAATTTTCAAATCATCAATCCACGCCTTTGCTCGTTTCATTTTCTCTGTCCATCCTTCCATTACGGTCTGAGACTGCGTATAAGCCACATTTGTTCCTGTGATTTTTTGTGTTAGCTCTTCCTGATACTGTGCAGATTGAATTAGCCCCTGTGCGGCCTGTATGTTTTCAGCTCCAAAAACAGCCGATAATGCATCGGTAGATTTTCCTATCTTCTGTAGTTCTTTAAGTCTTTCAGCAAAAGGAAGTGTAGAATCTGACACCTTTTTCATGTTGACACCGTATTTTTCTAATACAGCAACTGCTTCCTTAGACAAAGCTGAAGGAGCGTTCATTTTGATTAAAACATTTCGTAAACCAACGCCAGCCTCAGCTCCGTATTTGCCAGATTGTGCCAAAGCTTGTAGCGCCGAATTGGTTTCTTCAAAAGACACGTTTGCAAGTTTTGCCATTCCTCCAGCTTGGACTAATGCAGATGAAATTTGAGGCACCTCAGATGCGCCTTCTTTTGCTCCTGCTGCCATAGCGTTCATCATTCGCTCCATTTCTTTTGATGCTGCAATTGGATCATTCAAATCAACCTTAAACTGTAACATTGATGTTGTCAACGCATCCGTAGCTCCCACAACATCGCCGCCCATTGTTTTAGATAATACATTAGCGTATTTACCCATCTCAGAAAGAGCTGTTTGGCTTTCTCCTATTTGTGGTCCAAGTCGAGATAGAATGGTTTTGAACGTTTCGAGATTGTCTACAGCAGTTCCTCCAAAATCTTTAGATAGCGTTCTGGCTTTCTGTCCAAGCTTATCCAATTCGCCGCCTGTAATGCCTGTAATTGCTGACACATCCCTTAAGCCAGCATCAAAGTCAGCTCCTACTTGAGCAACATTATTGAGACTATTTGAAATTTGGTTAATGCTATTACCCACAGCCTGCCAGTCAATAGGCTTTATTTTCTTTAAGCAATCTCCGAAAGTTGTTGCTTTTTTGGTTGCAACTTCTATTTTTTCGTTGATTGTATTAAATGAATTCCCAAACACTTCGCCCACTTTTTTTCCTTTCTCATTTATGATATTGAGAGGAGCTGTGATTTTGTCTGATAAAGACATCGTCCAAGTGGTTGTGTAATTCATTATTTCGGTTTAAATTTTGCTATATTTGTCCTATGGAAATTTTAGGATTCTTATATCAATTTCTTTTAGTTGCTTTTTACTCCGTTTGCTTTTTAGCTTTGGCGGCTGTAATGCTGTTTTTGCTATTAGCGAGTTTCGCTTGGATGGTTGAGTTTTTCAAGAAGATTCATCATCGTCTTTCCTAAACATTTCATTCACAATTTCTACCATTGCTTTTTTAGTAGATAAATATTGGTTGTGATTATCAAGCTTCATTTTAAAGTCAATTGCTTTATAGTGCTTGATGTACTCCTCATCATCTAGCTGATTGCCGTCTTTTTGAAAATGATAAAAGATAAGTTGATCAATACCTTCATAATAGTCGAACTCTTCTAGTGAAAGAAGAGCCGACTCTATACGTTTTTTAGCTCAACCCTGGAAGAACCTATTAAACCTGCGAGCGTATCAATTACACCGGAGAATATAGAAGCGTCTTCTTCTATTCTCTCTTTGTCTCCCAGTAAAACACAATTAGTTATAATTGCATTATTGGCTTTTTCTGTATCATTTTTAAACTCTGGAGAATTTAAAAGATGAAGTAAAGATTTTGATGGCTTTTTTATAATATAACAGACAGGGTCTTCATCAGTATTACCGTCTTTATCAAAATTTGTCCCCGAAGGATAAACTTGTATTTCTTTAATTAGATTTGGAAATCTAGCTTTCAAATCTTCTACTTCGTTTTCTAAATATGGCTTTTTCATTTTCTTTATTTTTAAGATTAATTACCCCAAGTGATATGACTGATTAACATCTCGTGTTTGAAGATCATTTTACCTTCACCATTTTTAGCAGACTTGCCACGCCCTTTGAATTGACAGTTATGCAGAATATCTGTGATAATTTTACCATCTGGTCTAGCATACTGAACTACTGCATCGAAAGGCGCAATATCTTGCAATCTTTTACCGTAAGGCAAAGCAGACTGAATAGCTTGTTGTTCTTCATCATAAAGCGACAAATTAAACTTAGCTTCATAATTGCCCTCTGTCCATCCAATTGGCATTCCTCCGGCGCCAATAGCATTTTCCTTAGCAGTGGTATCATCATAGTCGAACTCTTCAGTTCCAACCACGTCACGACCCATTATATTAATGGTTGTGTTATTCCAGCCTGTGAGCTTTCCTAAATAATTTTTTATTGTTGGCATTTGTCAGATTTTATTGAACAGTTAAATCAACATCAAAGGTGTGCGCAATTGCATCAGCTTCGATAGTGACACTAATTTTTACAGGCGTATCAGCGTTAGGAGATTGTTTTGGATCAATAAAAATTGAACCGCCTGAAATCTCGTTTTCGCCTTCAAGTCGTTCGATACAGGCTTTAGTTGCAACCCTTTCCCAATGTGAAATCGTTGTAGAACGGATATAACCTGTTGCCGTATCTTTCTTAACTTTTCCTTTGATATATGGAGCGAGTGCCTCACGAATTAATCTAGCCGCAGCATTCCAGACAGTATTGTTTTCGATTGTCGAATAAGTGCTTTCTTTAGAAGTACAAGTTTCAGAACCTGAAAAGTACATTCCAGCAGCACCGACATACGAACCAATGAAAATGTATCCTTTTGATTTTAATGATTTGATCTGCACATCCGTCAAGGCTTCAATCTTTTCACCTGTCGTAAGCGAAGCTTTAACAAATTTCCCTGTTGAGTCGTCAGTAAGAGAATAAAATCTTTCCGTCCGCTTATCTTTCGGTCTATTGATAATATCGGTAGAACCAAGATTCTCAGATATTTTTCGGACAGCGAGCATCCCCAAAGCTGAACCGATGGATGCCTGATTAGCATATTTCACATCTAACTTTGCAATGTCAGGATCTTGACCGATAATCACAGAAATATTTTCGGCTGATTTGGTTGTCAAGTCCGGATAGTTATTGAAAGTCAGAGCTCCAGCAGAACCACCCTCAACAAAAACAGAATCAATTAAAATCCCGTCAGCCTTTGCAACTTTTACCAGGTCATTTTGCAACGGTTCTACCAATGCCGCAACTGATGTGAGATTTTGGTTTTCAAAACCTATAAAACCAATTCCTTTAATGTCCGGATTCAGTTTTAAAGTTTGTAAAATTGTAGAAATCACACCTGCATGTGTTGAGTTGGCGGCGACCGGCAGAAAATGAACCGTTCCTTCAGGAGCCAATCTGAAAAATTCAGATACGTGATAATGGGCTAATACTTTTTGATTGGCATCAAAACTTGCATTCACACCATACGACTCAATGTCTTTTGTTTGGATTAGTTTTACTGGCTCATTCGCTACAAGAGTAGATGTTGCCAAAGCCATAGCACTAACCAACAAAAAAACTCTTGAATTAGTGGCGGAAAGCCTTCCGTTTCCGCCATCAATTTTGTTAATATTAGTTCCTTCCAGGTTTCCCATTACTCGGAAATTTTAGATTTGTATTCTGTTAAAGC